TTTCAGCTGTAATAATTTTCCACTGTCTAGCTTCTTGATCATAACGAAGTGCAAAATCTCTATAAGCAAAAACTCTATCAATTATTTGAGATTTAATATCATCAATTAAAACTCTTGATAGCTTTGGAATAATTTGATTCAGAACAGCGCCTTCAGGTATAATATCGTTTAATACAATAGATCCCGATCCACTAGAATCAATTTGAGTACCGTTACCATAAACACTTATTACTTTAGCCCATTTATAAGAAGTAGAGCCTAGATGATCTGCATCACCTTGCATTAAGGTGCCGTCTGGCATAAAATGATATCCATCTGGTGCTGTAAATTTAAGCATTGATCCTGTTTCAACCAATCGAAGGCTGTTGGCGGTAAATGTTCCAACTTTTTGTCTTGCTAGGTCAGCGTCAACAAACACACCTGTACATCTATTAGTAGATTTAGTAATCTGTGACCAATCTACACCAAGATCAGAAACAATTATCTTTCCGTATTTGGCAAGATAAAAATTATTAGTATTAGCACTTGCTAGTATTGGTTCTATAAGATTATAAATTACTCCCTCAATATCTGACTGGGTAGCAAAAGTAAATGCTGTTTTTCTTAAAAATTCTTCTTTATATAAAATACCGTCGTCGGCGAAAAGACTAGTATTTGAATATTTCCCGCTAGCATCTTTTAAATCGTAGTATCTACTAATACCACTAGCTATTCTGTTAACAGATTTTGTTTTGATAATATCTTGGCTGATACCTAAAGGTCCAACATTATAATCTTCAGCAGTAATTAATCGATTCTGTGTATAGTAAGTAGCAGGAGCATTTGACTTTATTTCTTCGTTGCTTTCTGAAGCAGCACCGTTAGATATAGAATACTTTAGATTTAAACTTACTGTGAGTGTTTCCTGGGTATTATTTTTACTAATATATGGTATATCAATAGAAACATTAGTTAAGGCGCCTGGATTTATAATAGAATTTCTGTTCTCACTAGTTCTATAATAAATTTTAAAATTGCCTGAAGGTAAATTTCCAAATACACCGTCACTAAAAATTAGATTAATTCTATCTTCAATTCTAGTTTGTACAGCATATGCATTTCTTATTCCTCGAAACAAGCTGTTGTATATAATGTTATTTCCTTCAATAGCTTCGAGTTTTGTCCACAATTCAGTTTCAATACCGTTAGAGTCTGTACTATAAAGCCAAACATCAGTGTTATTAATGTTTACAGAATCTATAGCAACTATTTGATTAGGTGTAGGATTGTTTATTGTAAATGGTCCGCTGTCTAAACGACCTTGACGGAAATGCATAAAGAAACCAGTGTTAGAGCTACTAGCTCCTTGACCGTCATCTCTATATAGGAAAGCAGGATTATTAGCCGGTAGAGGAGGTTCTTCTACTATAGAGCCATTTAAAATATCAGAACTTACAATTTCAAATCTAGTCGATGTTCCTTCGATGTTTCGTGTAAAAGGATATACCGGAATATCAATATTTGCAGCATTAAATCTATACTGCTGTGTCAGCACTCCTGCAATATTATCACTCTTAATAGGACGACCATAAGTTCCGTTCACAGGCAGTGCTGCGTTTAAGATCTTAATAAACTGTTCAAAATAATTAGAATTACCTCTATCATTCCAACGTACAACTATACCAGCTAGATTTAATCCAGTGCTGTCAAATACAGATTCTGTAGTCTTTACAGTTTCAAATTTTAATAACCCGTTAGCTGCTTGATTTCGTGTAGCATTATAGGAAATAAGTCTAGCTAATCTAAGAACGCTTTCTCTGCGTTCTGCTGTTTCTAAGAAATTTTCTCTTGCATTAAGATCGATACGGAAACTAAGATTTTGACCTAAAAATGCAATTAAATCTATAAGAGCCAAATATTCACTAGACTCAATATAATCGTTAAAATCTTCTGGATAGTTTTGACGCAGATAGTTAATCATCGTACGACGAAGGTTGTCAAAGTCGTAGCTCTGGAAGTCTGCGTTACGGAAAGATTGGTAAATTGTTTTCCAATCTTCTGTCGCTAATAATCTTGATTGTCTGTCAGTTGAAGACATACTGTTTCCCCATCTATATTAGATATTTATCTGTAGCAATTATATGCTAACTTAATTATCCAATACTAGCAGCTTGGTCAAACTTAAATCTTAACTGTTCTGATATATTATAGGGTAGATATGATAGAGTGCAGTCAATAGAAATGCCAGACTCATAAGTATCAACTATAACTTCTTCTACTTGAACACGCGGATCATAATTAACTATTTCTGTAACATTTTGAATAATAGCTTCTTTAACCTGTGCCGTAAATGGTTCGTACAGCATGTCCCATATAATTGTTCCGAAACTAGGGTCAGATAATTTTTCACCCTGTCTTATATGGAAATGATTAATTATGTCCTGTTTAATGAGTTCAAAGTCATAGAGAGCAAAACCGTCAGTAGCTTCATTAACTGTAGAAAATCCTCTATAGGCTCTACCAACTTGTCCTCGTTGCGGTCCTGAAGTTACAGTAACTCTTTTGTAAAGATTTTTTTCTAATGTGCTCATACAGTATTTACCTTACTCTGTTTTACCTTGAGTGCTTTGACGCGGTGGCTGTGGAGAGTCAGCATTAGTAGGTCTGCCGGTTGTAGGATTATTACCAGGTAGTGCTGATGTTGACGGAATTCTACCATCATTTCTTACAGGCCATCTTCCACCTTCATGTTTTGCTGCGCTAAAGTGCATAGCATCGTCTATTGATCTCCAATCTCCTCCCCAACCTAGGCCCCATTTACGACACAACTCTCTGACTTTCTGCACTGGCATGTCTGTTAAAGGTGCGTTTGGTGGTCTTGGGGTGTACATTCCATTAGGTGCTTGGTTCCTTACGTTTGGCGGCCAGTTAATATCAATAGCTGCGCCGCTGGCATGAATACTCCATTTGTTAGGATTACCGTTAATTTGACGCTTGCTGTAGCCGCCTAATAGCTTAATTTGATATCCTGTTGCTTCGAGATCGTCAATAAATCCTTGGAAATATTCTTTAAAGCATTCCGCAACCTGTGCAGTTTTTCCACTCTTTGATCTAACAGCAACTAGTTTACCCTGACCGTCATACCCAACTGTACCGCTGGCTTCGCCGCTGCCAGCTTGTCCATATCCTCCGCCAGAGCCGCCACCCCTTGCTCCACCAGGTGCTCCAGAAGTGTTGCTGTTTTCGCCATGGAATACGCTATCTCCGCTGTTACTGAATTCATCTTTATTAGCAGGTCCAATTGCTTGAACAAACGTACTAGTTGCTGCTCCGTCTTTATTCTTACGGAATGTGTCAACTGTAAGAACACGATCAGATAAAGGTAATTCACCAGGAGCTTCTCTATCTGTTTGATCAGGAACAAAACCTTTTGGATTATAATTTTCATGATGTACCCAAGGCTCATGCTGTGGTGCTCTACAAAGAATACTTTCATAAGACACTGCCTGTTGCGCACCTGGCGGTATATATGGTAATATAACTTGTGTTAATTTTATAACATTTTCTGCTATTTCAGGTTCTGTAGGCGGTGTTGCGGGTGTGGCAGCAGTATTAACACCCGACGCTGCTTGTCCACTGTTCCAATGTATAACCCCTGCATCACCTGCTACTATAGATCCACCTAGTAGATTTATTCCTGATGCTGCTACATGATGTATGCTAGCGCCAGCATTATTAGAGATTGATGCTCCTGCGTTTTCTACAATAGTTGAACCTGCAGAGGAATGAATATGTCCTGCAGATAAAAAGTCCATTGTTGCTGCTTTGTTAAGGTATTGTGCTCCAGCAGTATCGTTAATGTTTGAGCCGGCTTCTCTATACCAACTGTGACCAGCTTTTTCATGAAAGTTTTGCGAAGTATTCAAATACACATTGGTTTCGCTTTTTAGATTAAAGTCAGACTTTGTTAAAATCTTCATAGAGTTATCAACTACAATATGATGATTCTGATGTACAGTGGTTTTTAAATCTTTACCCACTTCAAAATTCATATTATACTTAGATTCAATTTGAACTCTACCGCTTTCGATGCCGTTGTCTGATTCTTTACCATCTGAGAATCTAGCTTGTGCTCTTATGTTAACGTTTCTACCTGCATCAATATTAAAATCTCTTTCAGCAGTAAAGTTTATGTCATTGTTAGACATAACACTAATACTATCATAAGCATAGATATCTATCTTACCGTCTGAAGTTAATTCTATCCAAGCCGTTCCTCTACTGTTAGCTATATAGATTAAATCTTCAGAATTGTGTAAAAGGATTTGATGTCCGGTTCTAGTTCTAAATCTTAATAACTCGTTTTGAGGAATAGTTTCGTCGCCGCCCTGTTCGCCACCTTCTTTATTAATGTATATAGGAGGGCCATCAGCAGCATGTGTAGCTCGAACAAACTTATCATCACCGTCATCCATTACAAACGACGACCCGCCTAGTCTATTAAAGGGATAATCTGCTGCTTCTGTTGCCGAGCCGTATTTTGCTGTAGGATGTTGATTTCTTTTATCTAAAGGTCCAGGTGTGCTAATACCAAACACCATTGAAGGTGCTTCTCGCCTTGCACTAGAAGTTGTTGTGCCCCTAGCTTCATCAACTAGCAACCCTTGAACTTCTAATATTTCAGTAAAATCTTTATTGTAAGGTTTTTCAAATAGAGTTGGATCTACTTTAGATCCTTGTTCAATTAGTTTATTATATTCGCCAACGGGTAGCTTTTGACCTTTTAAGTTTTGAGGTGTTCCAGCTGTTGTAAGAGTAGTTGATGCTTGTCCTGCGCCTGGCATCATGTAATTCATACCCTGATCTTGTATGCAGCCAATCCAATACCCGTAGGCTGTATTTCCTTCAGCAAATATTACAAGTACTCTAGTTCCCACATCCGGTGGGACCATCCACATTCCATAACTTTTTTGTGTGTGCTGAAATCCGTCGTTAGGTGTTAAACCATTAGAAGGGGTTACTCCGTAAAAAGGACTAAGGTATCTAACTGTTACTAATTGTCCGCTACGTTGGGGTGTTCCACCCGCTTCAGTATTTTTGATCAGTTCAACTTCAAGTGTCCCCATATACATCGGGTCAAGATGGCTTACTATTACTGCCTCGTAAGGACCTGCGTCTCTTAACGGTGTAACAGCGTCACTGGTTCTTGAATATGAGTTTGTTGCTGTCATTGTAATCCTTAACTAAATGTTACCACTGGTGGAACTGCTGATATTTGTGCGCTCATATTTGGTTGAATTAAATCTATTCCAAAACTTCTAGCTTGGGAAACTATTCTAGGAACTGTTACATTTACTAGAGTAGTTAAATCAGCTAACGAATTATTATAAGTAGGATCTTCTCTTGTTCTACGCTGACGTTCGGCTGTAGTTAGTCCGTATGGAGATCCTAGATTGATTTTATTTTGCAGTCCTGTTACTCTAGTTTGTGCAGTAAAAACTGCTGCTTCGGCGGCGGCGATCTCTGTAGGATTTCCGCCTGCTTGAGCTGTTATTAAATTTGCTCTAGCAGTATTAAGCGTTGTTTGTGCTACAATCAATTCGCTCTGTAAAAATGTACCATAAGACTCGCTCTGATTGTTGTAAATTTGTGTCATTGTAGAAATCAAACTAGCAATGTCTCGTTTTGCTTTATCAAGAGACTGTTGTAATCTAACAGAGTTATCTCTCTTATTTGTTTGTTCTTGTTTTGGTTTAGTCAACAGCAAGCCGCCGGCTAATATTGCGCCCGTCAGCAATGTTGGTATATTGCTTGCCTGTTTTTCCGGAGGCTTTGGTAATCCTCTTGGGGCTGGGCCAAACAGTCCTGACCTTGGTTCTGCTCTTGGTGGAGTAGATCCCGGAATTGGTGTTGGTGGAAGTCTTCCTGGCACTGTTAGTAGTTGGCTAGGATCATAAGGATCTGTAAACAGATCAGAGTATCTTCCAGGCTGTGTTGCTACACGATCTCTACCTTCCATTAGATTTCTAAGTTCTTCTTCTGTAAAATTTTCAGGATCTTTGACACCATCTGCAGATGCTACACCTGCTTGAGAAGCAGGTGTGTTTGCTGCTGTCGCACTGTTGGCTTGGTTATATGCTGCAACAGACGATGTTCCATACAACGTTATATCAGTTACTTTTTTACCCGTTCTAAAATCATATCTATCGTCAAGAGGATCTATTACTTCATAAACGTATACATTTTCTGCAGGCGGCAAGCCCTGTCGCTGTGCTGTTGTATTATTTCCTGTAACACGTCTGCCATCATGTGTACCACCGCCGGTAGCAAAATTATTCATTCTTGCTCTATTAGATTCACCTTGTGGTGAATGAGCATTGCTTCCTGTTACAGATCCGTTACTAGTTTCTACATCTTTAACTGTAGCGCCAGTGCCTCCAGCTCTTATATCTATTAACGCAGCTACAAACGTGTCAGGGTTATGATGTGCTTTATTTGTGCCGTCTCCTGCATAAAATGATTGGCCTTTTTGAACCTGTCGATGCGCACCTCTCATATCATAAGGCACAGGAATACTAGCAAATTCTTTTGCTAGTTCAACACAAAATTTCTGTGCGTTTTCTAATTCTGAACCGCCAAGACTCTTTGACTTAAATTGATTATATTTACGAAAACGTGATAAACGCTTTATCATCATAGCGTCTTGTACATCAGCGGTGTATCTAGTTTGTGTTGGATCAAGAGTAAAGGCTTTAGATTCTTCTTCAACAATTGCCTTAAGCATTTGATACTTGCCTACAGCACTAGACCAATTTCTGCGAGTTCTTACAATTTCAGATTGCCAGAGAATAACTTCTGCGACAGTTTTTTCAACAAGATTTACTTCGTCGCCACCGTAGACAGTATTATAACTCTTAGCTTCTTTTTTAGAACATAAGTTTAATACTGCTTTATCTTGTTGTGTGATTGATTGTGTTGCCATTTAATATTCCATTAACCAGTAGGTGGACGCAAACCTACAGCCCTAGCTTGAGTACTTAATCCTGACGCTAAAGAATTTACTGAAGATTGGATACGTCCTATAGTTTCGTTACTAGTTAGTGCTCCTGCTGCTGTTGTTAAACTGCCGCCTATTCCAGGTAACGGTGGCAGATTAGGTGCTGAAGGAAGATTAAATGGTAATGACCCGTTAGCAGGAACATTTAATCCGCTACGTTGTAGTGTACTAGATAAATTTGAAGCATTAACTGCTGCCAAAGACGGCAAACCACTAGAAAAATTATTTGGTAATTTTAAAGGAAATATCGTAGAAGTTAGATTAGCCGTAATGCCTAATCTTGACGCCGAATCTATTGGAAGGTTTGCTAATTCTTCTGCAGGTATAACACTAGCAATGCTGGATAGAGGATTAGTTACCACTTGTGAAGGCGAGGCTGGAGTTTCACCTGTCATTAATCTAGCTTGAGAAAACGATGCTGCTGATCCTTCATCTATATTAAGATTTTGTATACCAGTAAGAGTACGATCTACATCTGCAGAAGTAGGTGCTGCAAGTGGTGCTTGTTCTGGATTAGGATTAATATTTTGAGCAACATCGGGTACTGTTACATTTTCTCTAGCCCCTGTCTGCAATACACCAGAATTATTAACTGTTCCTGGTTCGCCATTTTGTCCGGGAACTCTTATTACTTTTAAAAGCTGTTTAAATGTTCCTGCAGAAAAAGTACTAGTTGCAGTCACTACTTGATAAAGTCCGCTGAAAGGTCTAACATAGGTTGGAAAATCCATTGTAGATCCGTTCATAAAATAATCTAACGGAGTTAAAAAGTTTATAACCACAAAAACTTCATCACGCATGTATGACATAGTGCCATCAGCAGTAACCGTTGGTTCGCCGGGCGCAGGATTATAATTTCCTACACTAGAGGGAATGTAATAAGGATCTCCCCAAATTGTCATTTCTGCTGTAACCATGTCTGCAGGACTGTTAATAAGCCTATTGTGAAATTCTTCTGCAATAGCCCGTTTAACACTTTGATCAACAGTTCCTATTCTAGTGCCGCCGCTGGATACAGATCGATTAGATGCAGTATATTCTACACCCGGAACTGCTTCACCATTGTTACTAGCAGGTGTTGGAGTGTCACCACTAGAAGCAACAACTGTACCAGGTCTTGGTCCTGTAGAAGTGTTTTCTTGACCTATTGTAGTAGCTGAATTCTGTCCTATATCAGATCTAATATTTTGGAAAAATGCTAGATTAAAATTTATATCAAAATCTAACACATCTTCATTTTGACCAGTATAGTAATAGTTGTACTCTTTTTTTGCTTGGTCTTTTACCTGAGTTACATTAGCAGGAGTTTGACCCGGGGCTAACTGCCTAGCTTCATATGTCCAATAAGGATGTACAGCATACACATATGTTTTTCTAGGTCTACCAATCTGCGCCTGTATACCCCCTTCGTCGGGCTCTACAAATACCATAGTTTCAATTCTAAAATGTTTTTTAAACCCGTTTTGTGAAGGTGCTGCTGCTTGTTCCTGAACATAAGAACTGCTCATCAAAACTTCTGTTATGATATCTGTCATTTTAGCGCCTTCAGTAAAATTAAATTTTCTAGATTTTTCCGAAGGTGCATTTGACGGACTGTCTCTTTGTATAGTCGAAGTTTCTTGATTAATTACAGCGCCAGCACGACCATGTGACTGATCGCCACCAGCTCTAGTATCTACTACTACAGGGCTTAGGCCAAAATCATTCATATTAGCTGTATTTTCAGCCCAGGCCTTTAAGAACAAATAAGTGTTTGGTGCTGTACTGATTACAGGCACCGAGGCTGCGGCAGCATTAGGATTAGGATTGCGCACAGGTTCTCCAATGCCCCTACGACGTCTTTCTTGATCGTCGGCATCTTGTGTTGCTTTTAGTGCGCTTGTATCAACACTTTTACTTTCTATTGCCTTTATTAGATCCTGTTGTGTTTTTGGAAAACAGATTAGATATCGATCATATCCTTTTATAACTTTCTTATCTTCAAGTGTTTCTATTTGACCATTGACCGTATAAGTAACAGATTCTTTACTAGTTTCTAAAATAGCATGTACAGTATCACCGTATGCGCTAGTAGCTACTTTTGTTTTATTTGCAACGTCACTTAGAGCAGATTCATTAAACGGAACAGCAGTACATTGATAGGTGCTACCTTGCTGTCCTATGTTAAGATCCATCTTATTAATTCTTATTGGAATATATGCCGGAGGAGTTATATATGCATCTTTTTCTCCATTCTCATCCCAACCTAAAAATTCTATTTTAATACAAAACGGTGCTTCTAAGTAGCTAGAAAACCCGCATTCTTGAGAGCCTATCATCATGGCCTCAATAATTTTTCCCATACTGTATGGTTCTATAATTTTAAAAGTAACGTTAGTTCCTAAAGCTGTACTGGTGTTAGGATTTGGACATATAACTGCACTGACTTCAAGATCTTCAATAAAATATTCTGCGTCTTCTTCGCCCTCAGCAAAAGTTCTAATCCTTTTAGCATAACCAGAACTTCTTAGGCCGCCGCCAGACTTTAGTAATACTTTTTTAAATCCGTCAGCATTACGATAGCTTGACGGGTTGTTTACTTGGTCGGCATCTAAAATGCCCAGTGTTATGATATAATTGTTAGAATTAGAATCTCTTAAAGGATTTAAAATTCTGCCTTCAGGAGTTTTTACATAGTTAGTTATACCGTCATTTTTAGCTGACCCTTGACCTACTTCTGGTTTGTAAGATTCCATAAAAGTTCTAGCACGTTGTATCAGTGCTACACCAGAAAGGTCAGCAGAACTCCTATTAACCACTGTTACTGAATTAAACGGGCCAATATTGCTTTTTGCAACAGTTGATCCTATAGAACCTAAACTTTCAATCGTAGCTGCAAAAGATCCTAAATTTGAAGATTTTAATTTGCCTGCTATAAGACTTTGTACAGACGGAGGTTTAGATTGGCCTCCTAGCAGTCCTCCTAGACTGGTTGTAGATCCTAAACTACTCAGCTTGTTTATTGCACCAAGTGCTGCGCCGCCTTGATTTAATAACTTTGAAACAG